GATAAGTTTGGATTTTTATTGATAGCATTTATATTTAGTGGCTTGTCGCCTTTTTGACTAGGAGTATTAATAATCATCCCACCCCCTCCGTAAAGACTAGTCCATTTTGCTAAATCTTTTACTTCTTGCAATATATTATGCTCCGTTATGTACTTTTGAATATCATTTATATTATCTGCGTCTAATTCATCTGATTTAATTTTAATGCCACCTCTAAAAGCATCCTCTACTGGTTGATCAATAAATTTTTGTAAAATTCCAAAAGTAGAGTAAGCATAAGTTAATGTTGTTCTTTGCAGCGATATTAATTGAGTGTTAGAATTAATTGTGATAGTATCTGGTTTAGAAAGTTGAGATTGATTGAAGTGTAATTGAGTCGTTAAGCTTTCAAGACTATTTTTCGCAATTAAAAGCTCGTTCATCAGTTTTACATCTTCTTTTGGAAGTGAATTTTTGATTTTTTTTGTTGACATTTGAAAAAAAAATTATAAGTAACCCTCAAAAAGGCTAGTAAAAATATTTTTCTTTGTCAAGTTTTTTTTAAGTTTTTACAATATTAAACTCTATGCCCTGTTTTTCTGCCAATAAAACTTTCAGGCTATTTAATAATAAAGTTGTTTTTCTTTTATTCTTTAGGGTATTATTTAGGCCAATTCGAGACATATTAATATAATTGGCAAATTCTTCTTGCGTTATATGATTATCTTTTAATATTTGTTTTATATCCACGATAAAAAAAATTATTAGTAATAATTAATTATTGAATATTGGCGCTTACAAAGTCAAGAAAAAAAATACTAATGTATTAAAATGATACAATTTAAAGCTAAATATCAAAAAAACTGGGTCTTTTCGGCAATAAAGCAATCTTAGCCGCATCAATAAGAGTATCAACAAAATCGTCATGTTTACTACTAGGAAAGGCCAGAACTTCGCTTTTTAGCTCTGAATAGTTTTCTATATCTTTACATAGGATTAAATTATTATCAATAGTATCTAAAGCGGGTATAATATTATTTGCCCTTGTTACTTTGTCTCTATCTCTTGGTAGTGTGTCTTTTAATTTCTTTTCATCTGGCACGGGCAGGCCTTTTCTTCTGTAAGATTGATTTAAATATATTCCGTGGCTCTTATCTTCAATCCATATATAACGGAAGCCATAACCTATCTTATTTTTTATCCAGGTTTCAATCCAATTATCAACATCAACCGCATTAATCCTTTTTCTTTTAACATCTATTAAATATAAATGGTCTCTTTTCTTGCCCTTTACTTCTTCTTTTAATACTCCCCAATAAGAAAATACCGTAAAATCATTTATTTCTTTGTCTTTATAAGATAAGTCGGCTGTAATAAATGTAAAATCAAACTTAGTCGGCAAGTCTGCTCTATCTATTTCGCCTATTGCTTCTTTGCTAAATAAATTGCCTCCGTCCATTATTGGCTCTTGTTGGTATTGACTCATAAACATAAAGTCGTTTTTCTTTATTTCTTCTAGTCTTTTTTTTGAGTATTGAGAGGAAAGTTGACAAACTCCATCAACTACTAAAGCTCGTTTTAATGTTTTAAAATCATATTCTTTTATTAAGTAGCCGCTCATATCTTCTAGGTGTAATCTTTGCTGTATATTTACAATGGCCACCTCGCTATGGCTCAATCTTGTAATTAAAGTATTAACAAAATAGCCCTGCACCTTATCGCGCATTAATTGAGAATTGACATCAGCAGGTTTATTAGCATCATCAATAAACAAACAACCTGAGAAACTCTGACTTGATCTAATACCAGCCCCAAAACCAGTAATAGCAGATCCAATAGAAGCAAATAAAATAATCCCTCCGCTTGCTGTTACAATCTTTCTACTTGTATAAATGGCCTTGCCTTGCGTGCTTTTTAAATATCCCCTCCAGAAGTCATCAATAGGCTTTTCTTCTATCGCCTCTTCCTCTACTTTCTCTTGATACATTGCTTGGTAAATAGGGTGTTGCAATACTCCTGCTAATTCTCTTGATATATCGCTCAATAAATCCTGGCTATATGAAGTATAAATAAATTGACATCTAGGGTTCTCAGCTAGGCAATAGGCTATAAAGTATCTTGCAAGGGTTGTCTTTCCGCTTCTAGGAGGTACATTAATATTCTGTCTTATTTCTTCTTGTTTATATATGGCCTCAAATGTTTCAAATAGTCCTTTGTGCAATTCTTCTTCAATAAATGGCCTGCCTTCAATTAATCTAAACATATATAAAGCCCATACCCTAAAGCCTTTTTTGTGTAGCTCCTGCCCTAAATATTCGGGGTGTTTTATTGAATAGCCTATTATCTTATTGTCTTTGGTCATTATTTTAACCTTTCTTTTTCCAGTTCTTCAAATAGTCCTTTTACTGCATCTTGTGCAAAGCTAATATTTTTATCTGGAAGTCTTGATCTTTTTAGCCTTTGTTCATAAATTTTTTCGCTATTTTCTAAATATTGCAAATAGTTTTTGTTTGTCAGTAACATTCTGACGTATAAGTTTTTATCTCTATCTATAAATAAATGAGTTCTTACAACCCCTGACAAAGATCTTTCTTTTACTACTTGCTTTGTTGCTTGTGAGAAAAATTGCGCTACATCATTTATTTTATTTATATCAGATTCTTGCAGAGCTTCTTTTGTTACTCTAGAAATTGAAGATTCTATTTTGCTTGCAATTTCTGCCTTTGCATCAACTTCGGCCTGTCTTATCTGCATTCTTAAGCCTCCACCGCGAAACGCAGATATTCCGATCCCTGTAATTCCGTTTTCGTCTTCATTCGCAATTATCCAGTCTGGTAATTCATCAATATTTACGCTATTGTCATCCAGTCTTTTTAATAAATCGTTATTATTTGGTGTTTTTACGCAGCTAGCAATTAATAAGGCTATTATTATTAGTATTATTTTTTTAGTCATGTTATATATTTTTAGTTTAAATTAATAAAGTCTTCACCGCGTGGACAAAGTTGCCTCGAGCTAGTGTTTAAGGGGTTTAGATTTTTGGCAAATTTCTTAACGTATCGTTAAATATTTTAATTTTAAAAAGCTTAAGCGGTGGCCTTGTTTATAAGCTTTTTTATAGTAAATTTCTGCATAATAAATGCTTTTACAAGTTCCCAAGCCCATATGATAGCAATGCGCAACATTATACATTGCCTCAGTTAGTCCTTGATCTGCTGCCTTTTTCCAATAAATAAAGGCTTGTTTATTATTTGAGTCTTTTTCTTTTTTGCTAATAGGTTTCTTGTGCTTATAATATATAGCTAATAAATTCTGTGCAACACGGCTATTAGTAATATTAGTAATATCTTTGAAAAAAGATAAATTTACATCGTCATAAATATCAAGATTTAAAAGCATTTCTTCTAGTAAGTCTTCTTCGTCCCCAATAGAGTCTAACAGCCTTTTAATTGATTCTTGCTGAACTTTTGGCAATCCTTGAAAACTTTTTATATCCGTAATTGATATATTCATTTTTAATCTTTTGAATTAATAACTTGCATAATATGTTCATCACAGGCCTTTGCCTCTTCCTCTGTAATGAATACTTTTTTTACTGCTTGTTCTTTATTATCTACTTCTGTTCTTATGCTAAATTCATCTTTACATTTTCTTTCAAGATACCATTGGCTTGCCTTTACATCTCCGCTATCTATTGCTTTTACAATGTTTAAAGTAGCCGCCGCGACTGGGTTTTTCTTCAATCTCTCCTTTATAGTCAAAAATTCTGGGTTTTTATCGCAGTAATTATATAATGTTTGTTTTGTAATTCCTACATGGTCACAAGCCAGCTGGTCGCTAAAGCCATTAGAAAAACAAGCAACTAATTTTTTGACTACCTCCTCCGTCATTTTTGTCGGCCTTCCTGCTTCACCTTCTATTATTTGCGTGTCTTTATTTATCATTATATATACTCAATTGGTTGGTCAAGGCAGGCGTGAAGAGAGTTTTGCCTTTTTCCCTCTATTGTTCGGCAAATTAAGCTTTTTCTTGCAATACAAAAAGAATAATATCTAATATTTTTAGCTTCAATATCATCAGCTTTAATATCAAAAGCATCAATATTATTAGCTTTAATATTTGCCTCAATATCAATATCACATCTTATTACTAAATCATCATTAATGATAATATTATTATCATCATCAATTAAAGCCTCTAATTCTTCTTGAGTGTTTATTATTACTGTCATTGTTCTATATCTTTAATAATATATTTTTTTATAGCATTCTTTAATATTTTATTTTTTTTATGAAGTCAGGATTTAGCATGATTGAAACAACTTGTCTCCTTAACTCTAAGCACTCAAAATAATATAAGATATATTTTGGATATTTGTTGTTCTTATTCCAGTTTGTAATGGTTGCTGGTGAAACTCCTATATTTTGTGCTAAATGACTAGCTTTTAATCCGTTTTTTTGTAATTGTTGTTTAAATTCTTGTTTGTTCATTTTGTTTATTTTTAAATTTTAAAATGGTATTTCATCATCAAGACTAGTTTCTGCCTCTTTAAATGCTTTATTATCGCTCTCGCTCATTTTTGGCTTGTTATCGCCTTTATTATCTAATAAAACTATCTTACTTTCAAATCCATTTAAAATAATTTCAGTAGTATACTTTTTATTGCCGTCTTTATCTTGCCAGTCTCTAGTTTGTAATTTACCTTCAATATAAATCTTTGAACCTTTTTGAGTATAGTTTTTAACAAGGTTTACAAGATTTTCATTAAATATAACAACCTTGTGCCACTCTGATTTTGTTTTCTTTTCTCCGCTTGCTTTGTCTTTCCAAGTCTCACTAGTTGCCAGGCTAAATGAAGCTAGCTCTTTGCCGTCTTGCGTTGTTCTTATTTCAGGGTCTTGTCCTATATTTCCAAGTAATGTTACTTTATTTATCATAATTTTATTTAATTTGAGTTGATAATTTATCTAATCATTAATATATCACTTAAAACTTCCAAAGTATGTCTCTTTTTATTAAAAGCTTCAAAATCAAAATAATTTGTGTTGCTTTCTATATCTTTAATATAATCTTCTAATTTTGCAGGTATCTCATTTATATTTTTTGTATTAAAAGTTTTTAGCATTTGATCGGCAATTTTTGCAATTCTTATTATTTCTTGCTTTTTTTGATTTATGTTATCTGATAAAGAATAAGCAGGCGAATCACATTCTTTTTTTTCGTATATTTCTTTTACTTTTTTTGAAGCTTCTTTTAAGTGGTGGTCTAACTCTTCTAAAAAATAATGATAGTCTTGATAGTGGTAGTCATAAAGAGATTCCGTTCCCTCAAGCAATGTATCAGTTAGATATTGTGTTGTGTCGTTTTCTGGTCTATACATTGTTTTTAAATTTAAGTTAATAATTGGTATAAGTTGCTATGCTTAAGGAGTAGAGCATAACAACTTATATAAAAATATAACTAATTGTTTTTATTTATCAAGTTTTTTTTTAATTATTTTAATTTATTTTTAATATTTTTTAATTGTTCATTAAAATATTTTGTATATTTAATTATGGCCTCTTGTAATTTTGCAATATATTCCTCATCTCTTTTAATTCTAATAATGCAAATATTATCAATTTTTATTTTATCTTTTAAATGGTTATAATCATTTGTATTATCAATTAAGCCAATTGATATTTTTAAGCTATTACAATTTTCATTATAAGAGATAAAATCAAGCCACTTTCTGCCGCTAAGATATAAACCGCCTTGTATTTGTGCAATATGTTCTAGTGGCACTTCATTTTTAAAAACAGTTTCTAAATGTTTACTTTTGCGAGGGGATTTTATTTCTATTAGGCCGTCTTCGCCGACTAATCCGTCAGGTGAATATCCGAGCAAGCCATCATCACTTTCAATAAAGCCTATTTCTTCCACTGGCGTTAATGTTCTTGCTTCGTATTCTTGCCGCGCTACTGGTTCAAGTCTATGGCCTCTTTCTATATCAAAGGAATTGAAAATTACTTCTTCATTTGCTTCTTCCCACTCTTTATAATTAAAAATAGTCTCCACAGCTTTCTTATAAGCTAAATCTTTTATTTTGGTACTAGAGGCTATTTTTTGCGTTTTCTCTGTTATCAGGCTTTTAAAATCGCTTGCGGTTAGCTTTCCATGTCTTAACTCGTGCCAAGCCTCTGTATTTTGTTCTATGTTTCTATGTATTATCATTTTCTTTTTTATTTATTATTTCCAAGCCTTGCGCTTCTATTAAATCAATTAATTGATCTTGATTAACTTTGGCATACTTTAAATCAGCATCTTCCAAATCAGCGCCTTTTAAATCAGCACCTTGTAAATAAGCACTTTCTAAATCAGCATCTTTTAAATTAGCGTCTTTTAAATAAGCACCTTCTAAATAAGTACCTTCTAAACTAGCATCTTTTAAAATAGCGCCTCTTAAATTAGCGTATCTTAAATCAGCACCTTGTAAATAAGCATATCCCAAATAAGCGCCTTTTAAAATAGCGCCTTTTAAATCAGCGCCTTTTAAAAAAGCATCTTCTAAATAAGCATATTGTAAACTAATTCCTTCCTTTACTGCTTTTTCTGCTAGCTGTTTAATCCTAAGATTTTCATCTTCAATTATTATTTCTTTTGTGATGTAGTTTATTATTTTAGCCATTTTCTTTTTTATTTATTATTTCCAAGCCTTGCGCTTCTATTAAATCAATTAATTGATCTTGATTGATTTTAGCATCTTTTAAATCAGAATCTCTTAAATCAGCACCCTCTAAATTAGCGCCTTTTAAAATAGCGCCTTTTAAAATAGCATATCTTAAATAAGAATCTCTTAAATCAGCACCCTCTAAATTAGCACCTTGTAAATTAGCGTATCTTAAATCAGAATTTCTTAAATCAGAATTTCTTAAATCAGAATTTCTTAAATCAGCATTATATAAATCAGAACCCTCTAAATTAGAACCTCTTAAATCAGCATATTGTAAACTAACTCCTTGTTCTACTGCTTTTTTTAGTAGTTCCTTAAATAGTAAACTAATTCCTTCCCTTACTGCTTTTTCTACTAGTTCCTTTTTGCTAAGTTTTTTATCTTCAATTATTGTTTTTCCTGTTTTTCTATTTATTATTTTAATCATTTTCTTTTTTATTGTTTATTTCTATATTTAAACATTCTATTAAGTCAATTAATTGATCTTGATTGATTTTAGCATACTTTAAATTAGCACCTTCCAAATAAGCACCTTTTAAATAAGCACCTTGTAAATAAGCACCCTTTAAAATAGCACCTTCTAAATTAGCACCTTCTAAATCAGCATATCCCAAATAAGCACCTTCTAAATTAGCATATCCCAAATAAGCGTATCTTAAATTAGCATATTGTAAACTAATTTTTTCTCTTACTGCTTTTTCTACTAGCTTTTCAATGCTAGGATTCTCATCTTCAATTATTGTTTTATTAGTTTTCCAGTTTATTATTTTAGTCATTTTGAATTATTGTTTTATATCACTTAAATCAGCACCTTCCAAATCAGCACCTTTTAAATTAGCGGCTTCCAAATCAGCGCCTTCTAAATTAGCACCTTTTAAATAAGCACCTTCCAAATCAGCACCTTCCAAATCAGCGCCTTTTAAATTAGCGGCTTCCAAATCAGCACCTTTTAAATTAGCGCCTTTTAAATAAGCACCTTCCAAATCAGCGCATATTAAATTAGCACCTCTTAAATCAGCGCCTCTTAAATCAGCGCTTCTTAAATTAGCGGCTTCCAAATCAGCACCTTTTAAATCAGCACCTCTTAAATAAGCGGCTTTTAAATCAGCGTCTTCTAAATCAGCATATTGTAACCTAATTTCTTCTCTTACTGCTTTTTCTACTAGTTGTTTAATTGAAAGACTTTCATCTTCAATTATTGTTTGACCTGTTTTCCAGTTTATTATTTTAGTCATTTTGAATTATTGTTTTATATCACTTAAATTAGCGCCTTTTAAATAAGCATTTCTTAAATTAGCATTTCTTAAATTAACACCTTCCAAATCAGCGTCTTCTAAATCAGCGCATATTAAATCAGCGCCTCTTAAATTAGCGCCTTTTAAATTAGCACCTTTTAAAATAGCGCATCTTAAATCAGCGCCTCTTAAAATAGCACCTTCCAAATTAGCATTTCTTAAATCAGCGCTTCTTAAATTAGCGGCTTCCAAATCAGCACCTTTTAAATCAGCACCTCTTAAATCAGCGCCTCTTAAATCAGCGCTTCTTAAATTAGCGGCTTCC